AGGAAGAGGGCGTTTTTTTAGCACAAGCGGCTACCCCCCCTGTCTTTTCATCCTGTATCTCCCCGATGCAGTCGGAGCCAATGCAGGACAGTCCTTTTAAGACACGACCAAACCCAATTCAATGACAGATAAACCCAAGAAGAAACAACCGCTACGAGGGGCAACCAAACCGAGGGTTCACAGTCCACTTTTAAAAGGCGCTTCTAGGTATCAAGAAGTCTTGGACATGGTTGATCGTCTAAAGATGGATAAACTCATGCCTTATCAGGAATTTATTCTTAAAGACATGATGAGCGTGGATAAGAAGAATAATTATCGGCGCAAGACCAGCCTGCTTTTAATTTCAAGACAGAATGGTAAAAGTCACCTGGGAAGAGTCCGCGTTATATGGGGCATGTTCTATGGATCAGAAAAAAAGCTAATTATCATGTCTGCTAATAGAGCGACATCCTTAATGCTCTTTCGAGAGATTGCTTGGATTATCGAATCAACACCAGAGTTAAAAGCAATGACTAAGGCAATACGTTACGCAAATGGCGGAGAACGAATAGAGCTACTTAATGGAGCAACTCTCGATGTCATCAGCGATAACTCCTCAAGTCCCCGCGGCAGAACCGCCGATTTCTTATGGATTGATGAAATCCGCGAAATCTCTACAGAGGGTTACAAAGCTGCAGTTCCAGTCACTAGGGCTCGCGCCAATAGCCAAACATTTTTGACATCGAATGCAGGAGACCATTTTTCAGAAGTTCTTAATGTTCTTGTCGAAAGAGCAAAAGATTATCCGCCAGAGACATTTGGCTATTATGAGTATTCTGCACCTCAGTATTGCAAGATTGATATTACTTCAGATGCTTTTTGGCGTGATGCTGTAGCTCCTAGCAATCCAGCTTTAAATTACATAATTACCAAAGAATCAATTGAGGAAGCAATTGCAACTAATCCGATTGAACAAACGCGAACAGAAACCTTGTGCCAATGGATTGACTCATTGCAATCACCCTGGCCTCATGGCGTTCTTGAAGAAACCTCAGATAATACGCTTGAAATGTCTCCTGGGGCTTATACTGTATTTGCTTTCGATGTCAGTCCTTCGAGGAGAAACGCTTCGTTGGTCGCAGGACAATTACTTCCAGATGGAAGGATTGGCATCGGAATCTTGGAGACCTACAGCTCACAGATGGCAATTGACGAATTAAAAATGGCGGCTTCAATAAAATCTTGGGTTGACATTTTCTTTCCGCGGCTTGTCTGTTTTGACAAATATGCTACTCAAACTATTGCAGACAGACTTTCACAAGCTGGTGTTATATGTGAAGATGTTTCAGGTCAGCAATTTTACAAAGCCTGTGGCGACTTCCTTGAAGGTTTAGTCAATCATCGAGTAGTTCATAACGGACAGGCAGAATTGATCCAACAGATGAATAATTGTGCAGCTAAAGTCAATGACTCCGCGTGGCGTATCATAAAGCGCAAATCCGCAGGCGACATAAGCGCGCCAATTGGACTTAGTATGGTCGTTTCCAAGTTAATGCTTCCAGCACCTAAACCACAAATTTATAGTTAGACACGCACTATCATATTGTCTAATCCCTTGACAAATGCTATCATTTCTGTCTATGGGTATTTTCTCGCGTAAATCTCAAATCATCGAAGCGCAAAACGCTCCGCAGGTAATGTCGGACTCTTACCTTAGTTTTGGTAATTATTATCCAGTTCTTGTAACTCGCAGCCAGGCTCTCCAGGTACCAGCAATCAAAAGATGCAGAGACCTCATTGCGGGAACCATCGCCAGCATTCCTCTTGAATACTATAAGAAGTCAACAGGAGAAGTTATTTCTCCACCACGTTGGGTTGAGCAACCTTCTAAATCACAACCACGTTTTGAGACTCTTTATTTTACGTTGGATTCGTTACTCATGTTTGGGGTCAGTTATTGGCAGATAACCGAGACCTATCTTGAAGATAATCGAATGGCTAATGCGCAATGGGTATCAAATAGCCGCGTTACATTTACAACAGATTCAGTAAATAATTTTGTAACTCAATACTATTTAGATGGCGTACCACTTCCGATGTCAGGCGTTGGTTCTTTAATTACTTTCCAAAAAGATGAAGGCATTCTAGCTGTTGGTGGTACAACCATTAAAGCAGCACTTGATGCACAACACGCAGCTAGTATTGCATTACAAACTCCATCAGCGACTGGTTTTTTGAAAAATACAGGAGCGGATCTTCCACCTAGCGAAGTTACTGGACTTCTTGCAGCCTGGAAGCGCGCACGTCAAAATAATGGAACTGCATTTTTAACTTCTACTATTGATTACCAAACAATTGGTTTTAGTCCTAAGGACATGGGCTACAACGATGCAATCCAAAATTTAGCAACTGAGTGCGCAAGACTTTGTTCCGTTGATCCTTATTATGTTTCAGCTTCACAAAATACGACAATGACTTATGCCAATGTTCAAGACGAAAGGGCTCAGATGGTTGCATTCACTTTGCAATCTTATGTTTCCGCGATTGAGTCCAGGCTTAGTATGGATGACGTAAGCACAAGTGGACATTATGTAAAATTCTGTTTAGACGACACATTCTTAAGAACAGATCCAATGCAACGACTTCTTGTAGTTGAAAAGATGCTTGCACTTGGTTTAATTACAACTGAACAAGCAATGGAAATGGAAGACCTCTCCCCTAACGGAAACGGTAGTTAATGGAAACTCTATACATCGAAGCATCATCTATTGAATGCTCAGAAGAACGCCGCGAAATCTTAGGCAAGATTGTGCCACTAGGTACTGGAGAAATCGGTCACACAAATTTAGGCGCATATACATTTGCAGCCAACTCAATAGAAATTACAGATGTTTCAAAAATTCGTCTTCTAAGTCAGCATGACGTAAAAAAACCTGTAGGTCGAATGATTGCAGCAGAAGTTCGCGAAGGCGATGGAATTTACGCTACTTTTAAATTAAGCCGTTCGTCAGGCGGTAATGACGCACTAATAATGGCTCAAGAGGGTCTTGTTACAGGATTAAGTATTGGTGCGGAAATTCTTGCATCAAAGCCATCAAAAGATGGTTACACAGTAGTTTCATCAGCTAAGTTAAAAGAAGTTTCTTTAGTAACTGTTCCCGCATTTGCGTCTTCAGAAATACTAGAGATCGCAGCAGAGAAAGTAATCCCTGCTGAAGAAAACCCACAAACAGAAAGCGAGACAGTCGTGGAAGACACAACAGTCGAAGCAACACCAGTAGAAGCCGCGGCTGTGGAAGCTGCTCGCCCTACAATTACAGCAATGGCATATACAACACCACGCATTAACTTAAACGTTACAGCTGGTGAATATGCAAAGGCACAACTCAACGCATCACGCGGTGACGCAGATGCTCGTGAACTCGTAGCAGCTCTTCAAGTTGCAACAGTTGCAGAAAACACAGGAATGGTTCCACCAACATACCTCAAGGATGTAATCGGTATTATTGATTCATCACGTCCGTTCATTGATAGCATTGAGCGCGCACAACTTCCGCAAAGTGGAATGAAAGTCTTTACTCCAAAGCTAGGTGTGCAGGCAGCGGTTGATTTGACAGCAGAAGGTGCAGAATTTGCATCAGCTGACACAACAGTAACCTTCCAAGAAGATACCGTGGTTAAGTTCGCAGGCGCTGGAAAACTAGATCTTGAGCTAGTAGATCGCAGCGATCCAAGCTTCCTAGATTTGTATTTACGCGAGTTGGCTGCATCCTATGCACAAAAGACAGATCAGTACGCAGCAAAGATTGCAGCAGATGGTTCATCAGATTCATCTTCAACAACAATCTACAAGGCACTTGCTAAGTCAATTGCTGATTCATTTGGCGTAATGCGTCAAACACCTAATAACCTATTGGTTGCAACTTCAGGCGGAAACGATGATGTTGATTACGCAGGTCTTCTTGGTGCAGTTGATTCAACTGGTCGTCCTCTATACGCAGCTGCAGCATCTCAAAATGCTAACGGTTTAATTACACAAGGTTCGACAAACGGTACAGTCGCAGGATTGAATCTTGTAGTTGATCCAAATTACACAGGTGGAACAGCAGGAGTTAAGGTTGGTCTTGTTTATCCAACAATGGCAATGCGATTCCACGAAAGCGGAACTCTACAAATTCGCGCCAATGTTGTAGCCAATGGTCAGCTTGAAATTGGCATCTACGGATATGTTTGTGTAGTTAATCGCTACCCAGCAGCATTCCGTGCAGTTCAAGTTGCTTAATTAGCAATTACTAAGTCGCTGGGGGCGGGGCGCAGCCCTTGCTCCGCTCCCAGTCTTTAGAAAGGAATAGAAATGGCACTAACGACAATTGCGGAACTTCGCAGCGCACTTGGAATTGGCACATTATATTCGGACGCTATTTTGCAGGAAATTGTAGATGCTACAGATGATGTTCTTATTCCAATGCTTTGGACTCCCAATCAATTTGCAGTAGCTCACAGCAACGTGCCTTCTATTGGCACCCTTTATTTTGATGTACCTGTAGCAGACATTTTTTATGTTGGAGAGTCAGTTACTATTTCTAATTGCGGTACAAAATACGCAGGCACCAAAACCATTACAGCAGTTGGCGCTTATTCAATAAGCATGGCTACTACTCATACAAATACCGTTCAATATCATCCAATCGAGCCTTACGGTACAGTAGCTCCAGAGTCTTACACAGACTGGACAACAGACGCAGCAGTTCAACAGGCTGCTCTCCAAATAAGCATAAACATATTTCAGGCAAGACAAACCACAAGTTCAGGCGGCGTTGCAGTTGATTTTCAACCAGGGCCCTGGAAAATGTCTTCCAGCCTTCTTGCACAAATTAGAGGTCTCATTAGTCATGCACTAGATCCTAGAAGCCTTATAGGATAATGCCAGCTGCTCTCACTACTCTCAGAACCACGATTGCAACTGCATTAGTTGACAACACATTGTGGCAAGTTTTTGCGTTTCCGCCCGAGACCGTGTTAGCCAATTCTGTCATCGTCTCACCAGATGATCCGTATTTAACACCTAGCAATAACCAGCACAACACCATTGCACCAATGGCTAACTTCAAAATCATTATCACGGTGCCTTTATTTTCCAACGAGGGAAACCTCAATGGAATTGAAACAGCCTTAGTCGGCGTGTTCAATAAACTCGCAGCATCATCATTGACGTATAATGTGGGAGCAGTAAGCCAGCCAAGCGTTCTAAACGCCGACTCAGGTACATTGCTTTCGTGTGAATTGTCAATTTCCGTTCTAACAACTTGGAGCTAGTATGTCCGATTATGACAAAGAAACAGAAGCCTTCCTGAAAAAAATCGGGCAGGTAGCACCATCAGCATCAAAGCCAGCAGCAACTAAGAAAGATGAGGAATAATCAATGGCAATTTTCTTAAACAATAAAGTCGGGTTCAAGATTGCCACAGTCAATCTTAGTGACCATGTAACTGCATTTACGCTTAACCGCGTTGTAGATGCTATTCCTGTGACTGCAATGGGCGACACAGCGAATAAGGTAGTGGCTGGACTCGCATCAGATACTATTACAGTTTCATTTTTGAATGACACAGCTGCAGGATCAGTTCTTGCAACTCTACAGGCAGCATTCGGATCAACAGTTGCTTTCCAAGCAATTCAAGATTCATCTGCAGCAGTATCAGCAACGAACGTTTTGTATTCGGGAACGATTTTTGTAGATAACCTTACTGACATTAACGGTGCAGTTGGCGATGAAGCAATGATTGATATTACATTTACTTGTAACAGTAAGACATCTTACGCATCAACAGGTACTTGGACTTAATCAACTAAACTAAGGGGCAAAAAAATGGCTAAATTAAAGATAACAAGGGTTGATGGATCGATTGGTGAGTACGAAATTACTCCTATCATTCAGTACGCGTTTGAGGTATTCGCAAAGAAAGGCTTTCACAAGGCCTTCATTGAAGACCAAAAGCAGTCGGACATCTTCTTTTTGGCTCACGAATGTATTAAGCGTTCGGGTGAAACGATTAAACCCTATGGGGAAGGCTTTATAGAAACTTTAATTTCGGTTGAAGTTCTAGACTCAGACCCTTCCCTTTAGGGCGCGATTCCATCACCTACCTGGTGGCAAAACTTTCCGTCAGGCTGGGAATCGCGCCACAACATTTGCTAGAACTAGATGAAGTGCTGTTAAAGAACTTAATTAGAGTTCTTAAAGATGAAGCTAAGGAGATAAAGGATGCCAACAGAAATCAAAGGCGCCGTTGAACTCCGTAAGGCTCTTAAGCAATTTACTCCTGATCTTGCTAAAGCAACACAAAAAGAAATTGGCGCTTTACTTAAACCAATTACTGCAAAAGCGCGTGGGTTTATGCCTAACAGCGCTCCTATCAGCGGATGGGGTGTACCAGCAGTAACAGGTAAGTTTCCACGATATTCAGTCTCTGAAGCTAAACGTGGCATTGGATACAAGACAACCCCATCAAAGCCAAACAAAAAAGGTTTTCGCGCTTTGGCTCGAATTGTCAATGCTTCAGCTGCTGGTGCTATCTATGAAACAGCAGGTCGAGTAAATAAAGATGGTCGCGAACAGGCTAAAAGACGTACAGTTAACATTCCTGGCATGAATTCTGTTTATACAACTAGCACAGGCAAAAATTATGGCAAAAGCAATAACCCAGAAGCAGGTTCTTTGTTTGTGCAAGCAATGGATCAAGAAGGTCAGATTGTTGATGCTTATTCTCGCAGTCCTGGCGCATCTGGTCGTTCCAGTCGAAAGATGAAAGGTCGCGTAATCTTTCGTGCATGGGCTGAAGATGGTGGAAAAACAAATGCTGCTGTAATCAAAGCAATTGAAGCATCAGCTGTAAAATTTAACAAAGTCGTTGCCAAAGGCAATGGTCATAGCATCGCATGGATGGGTAAATAATGGCAGCCGCCGATATTGCTATAAATATAGCCGCGCAATTTACAGGTAAAAACGCTTTTCAAAAGGCAGACAAAGCAACACTTGGTCTTCAAAAATCAGTTAAAGGTCTTGGTCGTTCTTTAGGCATTGCTCTTGGAACAGCGGCAATTGTTAATTTCGGCAAGCAGTCAGTAAAGGCTTTTGCAGCTGATGAAAAGGCTGCACGATCTCTTGCTCTTGCTTTAGCAAATACTGGCAATGCTTTTGCTCAAATGGATGTTGAAGGTTTCATCCAAAATATGCAACGCACAACAGGCGTTCTTGATGATGAACTTCGTCCAGCATTTCAAACTCTTATTACAACAACAGGTGATGTCAAGAAATCACAAGATGCTTTATCTTTAGCTCTTGATGTTTCAGCAGGAACTACTAAAGATTTACAAACTGTATCAGCTGCATTGGCTAAGGGATTTGCAGGGCAGACTACAGCTCTTGGAAAACTAAACGCAGGATTATCTAAAGCAACTTTAGCATCTGGCGATATGGATAAAATTACCGCAGATTTACAATCTCGATTTGCTGGTCAAGCCTTAGAAGCTACAAAAGGTTTTGCAGGTCAAATGGATCTGCTTACTGTTGCTGTTGGCAATGCTAAAGAAGCAATTGGCAAAGGGTTAGTTGACGCGCTTGCAGTTCTTACTGGTGGTCAAGGCGGAGTAGGTGGCGCAATTGGAGTCATTGACAAAATGGCTTCAGGCATTGCAGAGGGCGC